AGTAGTGTGCTCCTATTTACAAATATATACTATAAGCTGTTATATTTTCAATTTGAATATGGCCAATTATGTAATTTTATGTCTAAATCCTCTCTTATATACTCACCCTGCTTAACTGAAATCTAAATTTGTCCTTCCTTCAGACCTTCTCATCATCTTTGCAAAGTCTTGAAAGTTCCGTTGTGTTTCCATTTTATCCATAATTAATGTCGAACATTTTGTTCTAAAATGCTCTAACATAATGTTCCAGGGAGCAATATAAGTAGGTGGCAGTGTGGAGATGAAATCCCTATACATCAGCCAATTTATATTTCTAGATATTGGATCATCTATGAAACAAGAGGGCATATCAAACTTGTGGTAAAGATAATCCATGTTATTTTTTATCAAACAAATATGTATACACTTGTCTATTACAGTAGACCACTCATTTGTTTTTAAGACTCTGATTAAGGAAATAATGGCCTCTAAACACCCTAAATTTTCAGGGGATAGAAAACCATCTTTGTAAAATGTAAATGCTTCTTCAAAATTACTTGTCTCCCGCTCTATTAATAATTTTATAGCATTACGATATGTCATATGCCTCTCTCCTTTTTTTGAATAGTAAATATTGAAAATAGGGGTAGAATGAATGGTTTCTCCTTCTGTAAATGCCATTGGATCATCAGAAAGGAACTCCAAACCCTCATCTATATTGTCTGTTCCCTCACAGCAAATTATTTTCGAAAATGAAATCAGATTACTATTCCTTATATTGTCATAATTCAAATTTAATAGGTCTTGTGATTTCATTAGTTCTGTTAAATTCAATAATCCTGTCTTTATAGGTGGCCCATCAAATGAGACCATTTTGCTGAAATGCGCTTTTTTTATCACTGCATACTCATCAATACCAACTTTTATCCTTGCCAATGAAAAGATGTCATTGTTTAGGTAATCTAACTTCCTAATCAAAATTCTCTGATCTCCATCTATCTCTGCTACATTTACCAAACATACTGGCACAATTTCATTAAATATCCTTGTTCGTATTGCCATATGTTCCTCATTTCTTCGTAAAATTGATTCATGTGTATGTATTTGATAAATATATTGGTGCCTATCTTTCTTCCTATAAGTGATGTAGTAATTCCCTGGGTATGTAGTAACCTTTGCCATGTTTTCAAATTTCAAGCCATGTCTAGAACTCAGTAATTTCCTACCACTTATTGATATATTTTCTGGTGTTTTCCTAGTAATATTTAACTCAGAGTAGGTTAGCTTATTGTCCTCACCGATTATAGTTATAGCTCTATTGTAGCCACTTATTGTTAAGTTTATTGCTCCCATGTCTAAATGTCTTGATGTTTGCCAATCATTCCAAGTAACCCTTTCTTGGCTTTTCATAGCATCGTATTTATCAAGGTCATATTGAGTTAAGTCACCAGTTCTGAATAATAAAGGGATGAAATCTGTTCTATTGTGACCATTTTTTATTATCTCATATAGCTTATTAACTTTTACGTCTTTGTAACTGAAACTATCTAAAACTAATTGTAAGAAAGCGGGTCTAGAACCAGCATCTATGAACGAGTCCGCAAAATGAGTTATCAATCGGAAACACTCAAAAGCTATATTTTGCTCACTGGTTGAGTTATGTTGCATGATTGCTTTATGTCCTCCAGATAGAATTTGCTTCAAATAGTGTACTGTATACCACTCTTTATCTTTTATGAGATTACCTTGCATTAATGAGCAAAAATCAGTCGTAGTATATGCTTTGGCAGGTAATATGAATACTTTTATTTTATGTTCAGTAGACTTTATATATTCATAGCAGACTTGGTAAAATCTTGTCATCTCCTTTAGCTCGAAAACAATATCTCTAGCTCCCTTTTCTAATTCATTTTCTGCTATCCTTTTCTCCATTTTAGTTCTTAGGTTTGTATTGTCTACAAACTCTTTTAAATGCACTAAATCTCTTGACATCTCTGTTGGATCTGCACCTTGCACATCTGGAGTGTTCTTACTATATGCTCTAAGAACTAATGCAGGAGAATGATGTATCAATTTCAAGTTCCTAAACTCTGGCATAGTAGAGCAAGACATTCCAGTCCGCTTCTGAGGACTACCATATATAGACAAAATTTGTGTATTTGCAATTGTTATCATTAGCGGGTCATTTAAGATTATATACGAATAAACCACCTGTATATCATCGTTTGTTAAAGGCAAACTATTCAAATCTTTCATCAGTATTCTATATGCTTCTCTAAATGTAACTTTACCAATGATGTCTGGTTCTTTTTCCAATGCTCTACTATCATGAAGATTTATATATTTATCTCTGATACCTGAGAAATCAATTACTGGCTTATTTGAAAATAATATCTGTTCAATGAATAATTGAGCTGGATTTTGAATAGAAAGACTTTCTTTGAATCTCTTGGAATTGTATCTAAAAATCACAGATTCCATGTAATCTCTCTTATCTTCACCTTTTGTAACAAGGAGCTCTGGTTTCTCAAGAAGATATTGAAATAACTCATTCATACCTCCTGGTGATGACAGTCTATCTTGGTATTTTGAAAATGAGTACAACTTCCTAAGACTGCCACTTGTTGTGAATTTTCTAGGTGTTAATATAGATCTACCTCTCATATCGCTTGTTTCACCCATAATATCACTTGGATCCATTTCAGCATCCAAAACTAAATATCTTAGTATTTTTAACTTGAATATTTCATTATCATCCATTCGATTTAAGTCCCAATTCCTTATCTCAGAAATTTGATTTACAACTGACTCTCTTTTTTGCATTATTGGTGTGTGTTTGTTTAACATTTTGATAAGAAACCATAGATTCCCAGCTTCTAATCCCACTGTACTGATCATAGACAACGGAGCATCTAGGACACCATTTAGCTCTATTGGTATATCTTTCCTATTTTCTGCAGGAAAGTAATCCATAGGATCATTACTTTGCCCAGGTAGCATATTATATGTTAACCCAGTTATCCAATGACTTATAGCTATAGAAACCCATGCTAAACTTGGTGGACAACCATGCTTTATAGCAGTCTGGGCCGATGATATTCTACTTGCAAGATCCTCATATGGACCTATATATGCACAATCACCTACAGACGTTAGCAAGAATCTCCCATAAATGGAAAAAGGTTCTCCGTACAAATTGAAAAGTGAAACAAACTCTTTTATACAATTAGTGACATATGTCTTTTTCATATTGGCTTGACATCCAAAAGCAAGACATATTTTCTGAAATTGTGTGATACTAAATTCTATTAAAACCTCATCTGGTGCTTTGTCTTGAACTATCGTTACAGAAGTCTGATTGTCATCAGAGTGCACTAATGAATTTATTACAATTGACCCTTCGAGATAAGACATTGCTTCTTTTAAAACATCCTTATATACAGACATAGCACAGCTATGTACATAACTGCTCGTATAGTTGAAATTACCCTGAAGCCAATTGCGTTTAATTTCTACACAGTTGGTCTGTAACTGATTGGTCATTATAGATATGATATCATCTCTGTAAGTGGCCTTTTGATCTAATAGATTGCACATCAAGTCATCCGGTAAAATTAACTTCTTTTGCATATAATTACAAAAGAAGAAAATAATTCTTTCCTTTTCTTGAGGGTACAATATTGGGTCTAATGCTATCAACCAGAAATATTTAAAGAAGACATCTTGAGCACTCCATTTAGACATATCTGCATTGATCTCCATTTTCAGACCCCTTGCTTTACCCTTGGCTAACTTTTCAATTTTTGAGATATTTCCTTCAAAATTTTCTGCAGCCAAACTTTCAATAGCTTCATCTATCCCCCTATTCTTTTGTCTTGTAGTTTCAACTAAGAATCGGATCTCTTGTTCAGATTTTTGTTCTAACACCTTTAGTTTTCCATCACCAGGCTCGGATATCATTTCATCTGGATTTAACTTGCAACGTTCCTTAGCTATCCTTTCCACAGCATACATGCACATTTTAGCCTCGTACTCTCCCACGAATATTTCTCTGTCTTTAGATGTTTTCTGGCCTTTGTTAAAGAATGTAAAATAAAAATCTGTATGGTCTGCCATCATATCCATGATTAATTCTATAGTGGGCTTATCAGAAACTTGATCGGTATCCAGCATTTCATATAAACGGTCGAATACCTTAGTTGAGATGTAATCTCTGTATTCTGGCATAGCTTCTCTTAGCATATTATAATTGCAATGCCCCACTTCCAATCCTATTTCTTCATCTGAGACAAACAGAGGATTTGCTAATCTCCTCTTTCTACTTTCAATCTCTATGTTCTTCTTTTGTTTTGTATATTGTATTTCCTTTTCCTTTTGGAAATTTCCAATTTTTATACAAGATTTCGAGCTTGTAAATGTTGATATTGTTGTTATAGATCGTCTAAAATTATTCCTATTCTCAATTCTATTTCTCAAATGATTGTGTCTAGAGGTATCAGCAAGTAGATTCTTACATAAAGAATGTATTAGGATTTGCAAATTGACAGTTTGTTTAGTTAAATCTTTTGACCAAATCCTTGTAATCTCACTCCTCTGTTCGCTTTCTATCTCCAGAATTGTTTTAGCTAAGTCTACCATAACATGGTGCTTCTCGTGCAATCCTTTAGCATTGAAGTAGAATGGTAGGTAAATTTGCGTTAGATATTCTTTTAGTGTCACACTACCGGGGAACCATATACTTGTTAACTCCCTATTGTCTTTAATGCCTTTTTGAGTTATGTCATAATCCGATAAATAAATATCCCTAAGTTGAACTTTTTGTCGCTGATTGTAAGCTTCAAAACATGCATTTTTTATTAGTCTAGTCATATAAACACTAAAGAGTGTTTTAGTATAAGGTGAAAATTTCTCTGCGATATAATCTTTGACATTACTTGAAATAGCTAGAGAGTTCATTATCATATAGCGTGCAGGCTCAGTTAAGGACAACACACTCTTTGTTATAGATAAGCTAGTGAATAAAGAAAAAGTCATGACATCCTCTAGTCTAACAGTCGGATTCTCATGTTTGAATAAAAGGCATGTTGTTAAGAAAAGGCCAGGAGAAGATACTATTCTTTGACAACGCTCTTTGTCCAATCTAATTGCTCTAGATATTGAAATATAGCCGTTGTTACATTTGAAAGTTCCATGCAAACATCCGGGATTGAAGACATCAGTCTCATTTTTATGAAGAGCAATTATGCTATAAACTACAGTTGCTTTTTTTGTCTTAATATCTGCAGATGGATAGACTATTGCAAACAAATTATTATTGGCGCACATTGCTATTCTAAATGTATTGTGTCTATTATATTGTGATACCGATAAAATGTTCTTCATTAGTGTTGAGAAATCAGAAATACACTGCCAAAACCGAGTCTCAAAAATGGAAGTCATGATGTCCAATGTATTTTTGTTGCAATCCCCTATCTTCTTTCCAAACTCATCTAATATAAAATTATTACTTTTTAAGCCACTCTGTTCTGATAGCATAATTTTGCATTGTTCAATCATAGTCAAACTTGCCAAATAAATGTTTTCATCGTTGAAGTCCAATATTTTGGGCTTTGACAATTCAATATCTTCTAACATTTTGTTCTTGAATTGTTTATGTTTACCTATACCACAAAAATCCCTAAAAAGTTTTAGCTTATCATTCTTGTTTATAAGTTCTGAATTTACCATAAATTGCTGTTCCCAAAGAACTAAAGCATCATTTATCTTCTTTGGCTCTAATTTCTTATTCATAACTTGTCGCCAACTCAATCTTGCTTGCGTTTTTAAGTAATCACAGTGTGACTCATAATCTGTTATTTTGTCACCAATGTCCATCATCTTTCCCAACGATTTGAATGAGTCTGTATAGGTTGAATTACCTCTTATAGATTGAAGTGACTTTGATAATAAAATCAGTTTGAATGTGGCATTGTTGCTATTATTAGGGTTATGTGTAGACCATATAAAATGAATACTAGGCTTTTGATCATGAATAGAGTTGCTAACTTCCCTTTGTTGGTGAACTCTCTCTACCATCATTTCCCAGCCTTCTAAAATTTCACTTTTGTTAGGTTGTTTGTAGTTCCCTGTGGCCAAGAAGACTTCTTTTGCTGATTTTGTTATAAAGTCATTGTATTCTTTTTTTGTGTATTCCCTAATCTTTATCAAATTAGTATTCCACCTCTCTGATTCATATGAATTAAATTTCATAGATTCTTCAAAAAGCCTTCTCTCTGGGACTGGCATACTTAATTTAAATTCTTTATAAATAGGGTGTTGCCAGACTTGTGGACACCCTGTCTTACACCAAGGCGCTGTTAATGTAAAATCGCCATGTGCGACCTTAAGTAGAAATTCTTCATCGTCCCCAAACTTTTCATACAATGCTTGTTTTAAGTCGAAGAACTGATTGAAGTTGATATCAACTACTAATGTAGGAAATAAATCTTTAAATCTATCTGAACTAATATATAGATCACGACTAATAGGATCTATTCTAATGACAACTATTTCTATATGCAAACCCAGTACAGATGCTATATCTCTTGTCATCTCAAAATATTTTGTGTTAGTTATAATACTACTTTCATTAGATACGGAGACCTTATAATCTATAATATATAAAATATTGTCTAAATATAAGTAATTATCTGGGGTTATATGAGGAATATCTAGAGTTAAAGGATCTATATCAGGCCTTATGTCTAGTAGTATATCTACAAACGGGACATCATTTCTATATTCTATATTCAGTGATTTGCACAACTCTCTCCCAAAGTAGTCATGCCTTGCCATCAGCAAATCTACATCAATATCCTTTGCCACACATGCATCCCTTGCTGCATTAATACGAGCAAGGAATTGTTGATACTCTGTGTTATCCATAGTTATATAAGAGCAATTATTTGTATTTGTAAGTTTTGTAAATAGGAGTACACTACT